GCATTACTCTTAGCTCATCAATCAGAAGATACTAAGGTAATGGTAGATTCTCTTAAGAGTGTTATCAAAGAATGTATTAAAGATCCTATCGATATTAATGCATTAGCAACATTCGATCTAGAGTATGTGTTTACTCAGATCAGAGCTAAGTCAGTAGGGGAAAATGTAGAACTATTCCTTAAATGCGATACATGTACTGACGAGAAAGCTGTAGCAAAAGTCGATATCGACCTAACTACAATTGAAGTACAAAGATCACCAGATCATACAAATAAGATCGCTCTTTTTGATGATGTTGGTTTACTAATGAAATATCCTACGGTAGATCTAGTTAAACGATTAGAGAATATCGATAACGCAAATCTAGATCAGATCTTTAATGTAGTTGTTGAATGTATAGATTCGATCTATACAACTAATGAGGTATTTCATGCTAAGGATCAGACTAAGGCAGAATTGCTTGAGTTCTTAAATAATCTATCATCAGAACAATTTAAGAAGGTTCAAGAGTTTTTTGAAAATATGCCTAAGTTAAAGAAAGACATTAAGTATACTTGCCCAGTTTGCAGCAAAGAACATGAGAAAACATTAGAAGGACTTAACAGTTTTTTTTAATTAATCTCTCTCATGAAAGTTTGCATAACTTTTATAAGATGAACTTTGCTTTAATGCAATATCATCAATATGGGTTAGAAGATTTAGAAAATATGATGCCTTTTGAGAGAGATATTTACGTTGCAATGCTAATTAAGTATCTAGAAGAAGAGAAACAACGACAGGAAGCTAACAAGTAATGGCTAAGAAACCAGAGAAGTTAACGTTAAAAGATCTATTAGAGTCCCAAAAAGAAGCTAAAATAGGGATGTCTGCATCAGTACTATCTCAGCTTAAGGCTGCGACTGGAGCTGCTCCTGAGACTCAAACGCTTACTACTCAAAACATTTCTCCAGCCGAGAAAGATAGGATCGTTGAAGAACTTCAAAGAATCAATAAAGCAATTAATATAAATCTAGTAGACCAATTAGGTAATATAGCCAAAGCTATTCAGAAGAGTACTAATGCTATTACATCACTAATTACTGGTCGTAATCCAGAATCTGGTAAGAAGGTTGAAAAGGCAAAATCAGATGCAACACTTACCGAAACTGAATTAGAAGATGAAGAGTTTAAAGAAAAAGAATTAAAACTATTTGCTAAGATAGAAGAGAATACCCGTAAGGATAAGACTAAAAAAGATGGATTATTTGAAGGACTTGGTAAATGGGGTAAACTTCTTTCTTTAGCTCTTGGTGGTTTAATAGGAATTATTGCTGCCAAGGTTAAATCAATTAAGTTCTTTATGGACATGTTCCTAAGTAATTCTTTACTATCTAAAATTGCAAAATCAATGTCTGGAATAGGAAAGTTTTTCCAAGAGGTATTAGCTTTATCAAAAACTAAAGTTGGTGGATTATTTTTAGGTGTAACTAAATTTATTGGTGATTCTTTTGGTAAACTTAAATCTCTATTTAGTATAGGTGATACAAGTATTATTGCTAAAACATTTACAGGTATCAAAACTATTATTGGTAAGTTTGTTGGTCCGTTTGCTGAAGCTTTTTCAGTAATTAAAAATTTAGTCGGTGGTCCTGTAGGTAAAGTTGCTGGACTATTTGGTAATATAAGTAAATGGTTTGGTATGTTCGCCAAATCTATCAGTGCTGTTGCTGGAATAGTAGGTAAACTATTCTATCCAATATTCATTATTACTACAATATGGGATACTGTAAAAGGTGCTATAGAAGGATTCTCAGAGGGTGGAATTATTGGTGGTATTAAAGGAGCTATTACTGGATTAGTTAATTCATTAGTAATGGGTCCATTAGAACTTATTAAAGATGCAACATCATGGATTCTTGGTGCTTTTGGATTTGATAAAGCCGAGAAATTCTTAGATTCATTTGATCTTCAAGATATGTATAAGAAGTTTGTTGATATGGTATTTAAACCAGTTGAAGTAATTAAAGACATGTTTAATAAATTAGTAACATGGTTTAGAAATGTTGAAATTCCAGGAATTGGATTTAATGCATTTGGTAAATCATTTAAAGCTGGACCATGGAAACCATTTGCTGAGAATGCTCCAACATCAGCGCCTCAACCAACAACAGCTACACCTACAGTTGCTCCTCCATCTACAGCTTCGGTTGTATATGCAAAATCATCAGAAAATGTTGTAATGCCAAGTACAGGAGCTGCTCCATCTAATACTATTGTAAGTGCTCCAACTAATATTAATAAATCAACGTCTAATAATATAGTTAGACCGTCTTTAAGAGATGAGGATCGATCCATAACATCTTATTATCGATCCAGATACTCTACATAAAAAAGGGAGCTTTCGCTCCCTTTCTTTTTACCTGCAACTAATTATCCTTCGTCAGCAATTTTCTGAAATAAAGACATATCAAACTCTGAATCATCATTAATTTCAGGAGCTTTAGCTACTGGAGCTGGAGCAGCTGAATATGATGGAGCAGGAGCCGTAGTAAATGACTTAGGTTCTACTATAGGTAATGGATCATTCATCATTGATTCTGCTGTTTGTACAGGAGCAGCACCAGAAAGAACTGAATCCAATTTAGTTTTTAATTCCTCATAAGACTTAAAGTTCTTACGTTCCAAGAATTCAGATAACTTATATTGTTTGTTAACAATAGCTAGGATCTGTTCATCGCTAGGAGCGACTGGAATCGGATCAGTAAATGTAGATTCATCATAGTTAGGATAACCTTCAACCTTACGCATACGTAATTTAAAGTTTGCGCCTTCCCATAAGTCAAACACGTTAACTGGTTTTTCATCTTCAAAAGTAGGCTTAGCCTTATTCATAATCTTATCAAAGATCTTTTTACCAAATTTAAATAGTCTAACTTGACCTTCATTTTCTGGATGTTTAGGATCTGAAACAACTAAGATATTCGCATAGAAATGTAAACGACGTTTTTGTTTACGAGCGATCTCTTTATTAGCTTCTGAACCTGAGTTCCATAATTGACTATTTAATTCGCCAACTGGATCGTTCTCACCTAATGTTGATAATGAGTTTTCGATATACCAACGACCTGTAGGGCCTTGGAAACCATGTGAGAAGATTTTTACCCATGGTAATTCATCACCTTCTACTCTTGGTAGAAAACGAATAACTGCAGTGCCGTTACCTGCTTTATCTGCTTCTAGTTTCCAGAAGCGATCATCTTCGAATGATTTTGAATCTTGACCGGGATTTGCGATTTTGTCGAAAGCTGAAGCAATTTTGCCAAAATCTTGGTTGCGCTGGGCGCGGAGTGTATTTAAGTCCATCGTATTTTCCTCGTATTAAAAAGTATATTAGTATTAAATGTGTATAGAGTATAACTTCTACTCATTGTTATTTATACATCCCACATTAAAGAATGTTTAAATTCTGAAAATATTTTTTGAATCTTTTCTCTGTCATATTTGACAAAACCTCTTAGTTTTTCTATACGTCTTAGTTCGTCTTCTAACATGACCGATCTGGAATCCATCTTCCAGTTACTTATCACCTCTTGTTCTAGGTTAATTATATGTAGAGTTTCAATAGAAACCTGTTTGCCTAGATACATCTTTAATAGATAAGGATAGTTATTATCAAGGAAGTAAAACATTCCTGCCATGTCCATCCTATTCTTTTCAGCCTCTAGTTGTATAACATCTAGATCAGATTTAAATAAATGAGTAATAGATTCTTTACGTCTCTTCCAGGTAATATAATTCTCTTCGCCTTGTTCCATACCATAAACCATATCAGTATTTCCATAAGCAAAGTTTGCCACAAAGAACTGAATTAGCTCTTGATCAGAGTCATATTTTCTTGCGATCTTTTCAAACATGTACCTATCATTACGAGCATTGAATGCTTCAAAAGATCCTTTGATGTTACCTCTGTTCTGAAACACATCAAACTTATCTTTACTGAAATGTAACTTTAAGGCAACATAGTACCTAAATGCTTTATATCCTGTCATTAGTGTTGCGCCGATAAAGCTAAACTATGGCCCTCTTTTTCAGCCTGTCTCGATAACTGTTCTTCAAGGGATCTAGCACCAGATAATTTAATCTTATAACCATGAATAATCATCTCTACTTCAGGTACGCTAAAGGTATAGAACTCTAATTCTTTACCTTTCCACTTCTTAGATGTCATGGTTTCATGTATTAATAGAGCAGTTTTGTCTCTATGTAGACGCATTTTACCACTGGATCTATAATCCTGAATTCTACCAGCTAAACCTTTCTTACCGTCAGCTTTGCCAACCTTAAGAATGTCTTTACCATATACTATAAAGTAGATACCAATATCAGTATTCTTTGATGATGCCATATTAAATGCTGCTCTAGACTCATCATATTTCATATTATCATGCCACACTGAAGAGTTAATAATAAAGTCCATTACTTTCATATGTCAAGAGTTCCCTTTTTAGGAAGTAGATTCATCTCGATCATATTCAGTTCGATCTTCTGTTTTAAGTTCTTATTAATCATAGAACTAATATCTTCTGGGTCGATAAAGTTCTGTTCACAGTAAAGTAATACTGCATCCATATGACTAATATTTTTCTCTGATACGATACTCTCTATGTACAAGGCGAATTCATTAGTTGTCTTAAAGATTTTG